ACCACCTGGAGGTATCAATGCCAGTAATCATATATACTTAATCACTGGCGATGCAGATTCTGAATATAGAATGAGGTACAGAGATGCTAATGAAGACCAAGGTATGTATAGTTATTGGACAAAATTAACAATACCAGAATGATTATCTAATCTAAATTAAAGGAACGACTATGTTAGCACCAAAAGGATTTAGAACATTACCTGATGGACGTATCTATGCACCTCATAGAGGTAAGCCACCAGAAGCACCAAATGGGTATGAACAAGATCGAAATTCTTTTGTATTTCATCCGATTATTGACTGCCCTAATCGCATAACAAAAGTAGAGAAACGAGGTTGTTGTGATTCTCCAATCACACGGTGTCAAATAAATGGAGATATGGTACAGTATATTGATTGCTTAAAGTGCATAGCCAAAGAACCTCTACCCGAGGAGTCCTTGTTCACAGAGCTTCCCGTAGACCTTACTGGTGATGATGCAATCAATTAGGGCATCATGTGCACCTTCAGTATCTATATTAAATTGGTTCGCTAACCAAGTTAATGTTACTTTACTGAAGGGCACTTTCTCAGCATGCACGGCAGCACGATCATTAAGATAGTTGGCTAAGATCATAGTATCACGGTAATGGTAATCGAATAGCTCAGCATACATATCTTCACCGAGCCAATTCTGGATGAAAGCGATATCATATGCTAGATTGTGACCTAACAACATCATTTTCTTGGGAGTGCCATAGACGGTACATGATAGTCCTAACTTATCTCGCCATGAGAATAGCAGGTCTTTGGTTTTTTCTCTATCAAATCCCTCTAATTGCAATTTGTTAACAGTTAAGTTATTCTTCCTAAGAGCAGATTTCTCTACTCTTTCAGGGAACTCTAACTTCATGAAAATGTTAAAAGGTACAACGTCTCTTCTAATCTTCAAACAATTATCTAATGGTAACACAGCTATCTGAGCAATCTCATGAAACCACGGGTCTAAGCCCGTGGTTTCTGTATCAATAACGCATAGCTGATGACCATTCCAATGTTGCATACAATTCCTTGTTTTCATTATTTCCTCTTAGTCTTCCCAATTGATTTCCGAATCGTTTTATCGATTGCTGCTTTACGCTTCTTGAGTTCTGCCACAGCTGCCCTCTTACGTGTAGGACTTAACTCAATTTCTGCTGCTGATTGCAGCGTTCCTGCATCACTTTCTGCTTGCCACTTCTTGTCTTGTGCTGATAATTTTGCTGCCATAATCTTGTTCCTTTTTAATATTATTCTTTTATCCATAAGCATTCTACTGCTTTTCCACGCTTCACATTATTCTTATGATCTTTATTCGCACCTGAACCAGGATTCATTGGTTCAATAGAAGTAAATGCCTTCCATTCATACCTATCAGACCAGAAGTCTTGTCCATCATACAGTGGATTAGAGAATCCAGAGATTGCAACGAAGCCCTCCATCTCAGAGATAATATGTAACATACTCCTATGGTCTTCAATCGTCATCTCATGTTTATATGTCCCTCTATATGCATCTACATATGGTGGGTCAAGATAGAACACAGTATCCTTAGAGTCGTATTCTTTAAGTAAGGTTAAAGCGTCCCTGTTCTCCATCTGTACTCGCAGGAGTCGTTGATGTATCCTATCTAGGTGTGGTAATTTTTTCCTTATATTACCAGCAACATTACTACCGGGTGTTGTTGCTCGTCCCCAGTTCCTACCTAATTTACCAAAACTATATTGTATCATATAGTACCATCGTCCAGCACGTTCAATAGGATCATTCAAATCTTTCCAAGACTCTTTGAACACTTGGAACTCTTCTCGGCTGTGCACGGTGTACTCGATCCAATCAAGCAAGGCAGGAAACAAGTCCCTACTACGTAGGCACCTATAGAAATCAACGACACCAGAGTACCGGTCATTAAACACTTCCAAACTAGATTTTCTACGATTGATGAGTACCACACCTGAACCACCGAAAGGCTCAACGTAGCCACCACGATAAGGTAGTAAAGGAAGTATATGCTTGAGTGAACGACCTTTACCGCCAGGCCAGCCAAAGGGTGCTTTAATAATTTCATTGTGTGCCTCCGTTAAATTATCTATTTCATTGAAATAGTCTTTCATTTCTTAATCCTTTATAGCTTCCAATATACGTTTAAGTTCTTCTTCGAGCCATGTTTTATTTCGTCTATTATCAATTACAAAATCAACATAACAATTATTGATTCCTTGTTCACTTTTATGAATTAACCCGCACCAACGTTTGAAATTGAGATACCATTTACCTAGTCTCGTTGTAACTAGTCCACGTCGCCTACCTGTTATACGAATGATATATCCGTATTTCGCTTTCACAGCTTTAGCTTCATTATTGAAACGCAAGTCATCACAGATAATTATGGGGCTATCTCCCTTAACAGCATTATCCATTGTCTCAGCTATTTCATTTAACCATTTATCCACCCATATATTCTGGCAGATACAATTCCTACCACACTCTGTTCCTAATAACTGTAATAGCTTACGACCAATGGAATCTTTTTGACCATCCCAACCTAATGATCGTGCGTAGTCTTTTAGTGGCTTTGCAAATGGAACAATGACACCATTAGTAATATCTGCTACTATATTTGCGGCTGTAGTTTTACCAACACCCATATCACCTGTTATTCCAATTATCATTGTGCACCTCCAATCAATGAACCATTATTACACATCCAATCATAGGTATCCCAGATATCCCCAGTTTTCGATATCTTATATACGCTTGGCTTAGCCACGCATACACATTCTCGATGACATGGAGCATTACGCATAGGACAAAACATATTAAGTGGCCCTCTTCGTTCCATTTCAACAAGTTCTGTTCTAGCAGCTTGTTCCGCATTTTCACCTTCGTGTCTTGCCATAATACCATACACCTTTCTGTTCTAAGATTTCGTAATCATTTACATTAGAGATATGGACACCTATAAATAGCCCATCTTCTAATTCTATTATTTGAGAGAAACCATTCTCGAAGCCATACATTAGTTGGCCGCGATCATCGCTACTCAACCCTTGTAAAACTTCTTTAATCACGACTAGTCTCCAAATATTCACCTGACAATATTATTTTACGTGCTGGTAAAGTACCATCACTCCTAGTTTTAATGTTACCAATATGGAATTGACCGTTACCACGTGCCCTACCCTTCGGGTACTGAGGTGGTAGTTCCTTAGTGAAACGTTTCTTTGACCATGAGTGTACTTCATCAGGGTTCATCCACCTTACGAAGTCATCATACATATCTCCATACTTTATCATATTACCATTACAAGGTTCATAACACTCACGTATAAACTCATCTATAGCTGACAAGTTCATATTTTGTACTACGTTCTTATCGCTAGTAGTAATAACAGGAACGTTGAGCCTATCGTTAGATGGTGGTATCTCTAGTTGTAATATCTCAGCTAAGAAATCTGGGGCTTCCTGTTCAAGTCTGATTATTAAATCACGTTTCGGTATTAAGTCAAGTGGGTCTAATGGTTCAACATATATCATCGTGATACGTGTGTCACCACTAAATACAGGACAGAACCTATGGTTATTAGCACACTGTATCCAGTGCGTACTATTAGGACTATGGTACGGAGTTTCACCTTTACGATGTATCAATAACTCTCTTGCAGTTACCCAGTCCTTCATCCTGTTATAAGCTACCTTACTCGATTGTAAGTCTATCTCCTCTGTCACACAAATTATAGCACCTTCAATCTCAGCATTAAAGCCATTCTGATTAGTAAGTGCATTCTCTGCTCGCTTATATCCTTTAGTCAGTAATAGTGACAATGCTTCATGAAATATACTTTTACCAGTATTCTCTAATCCATGGAAAAATAAATATGGCAATGGTTCTAGTGGTGATTGGAATAATGATGCAGTCCAACATTTCAAATAGTCTGCACCATTTTTAATACCATTTGCTCTAGCCCAAGGATGATTGATTATAGAATCATTTAACCCACATCCACAATGTTCAAGTATATTTTTCCAGTGTGGATAGACGAGTTCATCTTGTTCTTTATCAGAAGGAACGTAGCGTAATTGAGCCGCGTCCCTGTTCCATTGTCTATCACCAGGATACTCAGGTTGGAATGGTTTGTTGACTAGCATCCATGGCTTAAAGATACTTGCTCCTAGTACTTGATCAATATCTTTAGGATTCATACCCATACTACGCATAGCCACACGTACATGATTAATAGGTTCACCACCCCATATGTTATCACGCATAACGACCCAACCATAATTCTCATGTTCATCTGTTACAATATGACGGATAGTATCATCATAGTCACATATCTCAGCTTCTTGTGGGGCACCGACATTGACATTAAATATCTTAACCCACTTACCTTTCTTCGGCAACCATCCCGGCATCTGACCAGCATCATCTTTATCTTCTTTGGCGATTTCCATGATCAAACGACCATCTTTACCTTCCTTAAGTGTTGTCGTTCTACCTATCAATGCTGGTGAAACATTAGGATTAGTGCCAAGCAACTTAGCTGCTTCATTGGCAGAATGTGCGTCCTTAAATACGAATCCACCACTTGGGTCTTCTATCGCACCCATCGCACGTGAAGCAGCAGATAAATCAGGATCACGATTAAGGTAGCAATAAGTCCAACCATTACTATCTTGCAACCATGACTCATGTTCCGTACACCCAGGTGAGAAGCGTCTAACTGACCATGAACCTCTACGCATAGGGAATAAGAAACAGTTCTGTTCATCCCTGTTCTGTCCTGATGATGCAGTATCATAGTAACCTATGAAATTAAGTTCTACAGATGCATCCTTCAAGTTCAGTGTATGGGTAACAAGCATATGTTTATCTTTATCCCACCACCAAAGCATGTCATTCTCTTTCAAGTAATTAATTAAAGAACGATGACATTCATCCAATTGTACCCGTGTATGTTTACCCGTGAGTGTATCAAGCGGTGAAATATCTTGTGGCAAGTTCTTACGCCTAGTGTTCTTGACTACCTCTAAATGGTCTTTCCAATTCTTAGGTAGTTCCATTAGTGTTGTACCGGATTTTATAATCTCCAGCCCATTAGTGCCTTTCATCTTGCGATGCCAGACCCACATATTACCACCGCATATATCTACTTTTGAATCGAAATCGAATCCTGCGAGTGCTGACATCTGTGATAGTATCGCACGACCTAATGCAGCATGTTCACTATGGTTTGCAGTCGGGAAATCATTAAGCATAACATATAGGTGCAATCCCCTACCAGAAGTTGATCGCCTAACTGTGACCCAATCGATATCACATGCAGCATCTTGCACACGTTGTAAGTCCAAGTTACTTAGTTTCTTCGAGTGTTGATCACTATGACCTACCATAGCATCAAAGTCAAACGCAACCCACTGACTGACTCTCTTAGTCCAGTTCCAGCCAGTCATACCTATAGCTTCTGCGTGTACTGTAATATCCCATTTGATTTCAGAATCAGTGTACTCAGGTTCAGTCGCTGCCTTGTAAGGAATACGGAACGACTTCCATGTAGTCAGACCATCTGACCAACCATGCCAACGCCTACCCTTGAACTCATTACTTACTCGTTCACCACCATCTTGTGCGACATTTACTTGACATTCCATTTCTGGATTATACAATCCAGCTAAGTCTGTCAATGTTGCGTGTTCTAAAAATAATTTTACGGCTTGTGTTTTCGTCGGCATCTTGATTCCCTAATCCATTTCTCGTTTCTGATTATGATTATCGTTTTTGACTATGATTCTTGCACACGCTTTCTTGCCTACAATCATAATCATTTTCTTGATAATACTTTTTAGAGTTTACCCGCTTACTATAACATAATTACAGATAAAG